TATCTGTTTGTGTAGTTGTATTTGTAATATCAACTACTGCACCTCTGTATGGTGAAATTACAGCAACACAATCTTTACGATTTTCAGCAATTGAGATAATTTTATTTGCTTTTGCTTGTGAATCTTCTTTTGTCTCTAGTCCAGGACCACAAATTAAATAATCAACCTCAACTTCATCTGAATTTGAGAAGAGATCATATGCAGAACTTAATCCACCCAATTCTGCTTTTGCCCCGTTACCAGAATAATCAGCACCTGCAGAAAGTTCAAATGTTACGTTTCCAATCGCATTAAATACTGTTCCCTGTGCTTCTTGATTCCAACCACCAGAAGAAGCATTTAATGGAGTAAATGAATCAGCAGGAACACCAGAGTATGTGGTAAACCCAGTTGTAACGGGAGTTACATTATTTAAAGTATCTTCCGAGGTGTAATAATTTGTTCCTGAGTAAACATAATTTGAGAAGTTGGCAAGATAATTTCTATACCAAGTCTTTTGTGGTGAATTTACTCCAGAAACAGAATCAGTTGCCTTAGAAATCGAAGTGTGCTTCTCAAGGATATTACCTTGAACACCAGTTAAAGATCCAGTATCATCAATAATTACAATGTTTAGCGCATCATTCTTTGCATTTCGAGTTGCTGCATACTGATTTGTTACTGGTCTTGGTGCAATAGATCTCCAGAATAAAGTTGAGTTTGTTAATCCCAGAGTCTGCTGATTATACCAATCTAGTGTAGAAGATACTGGAGAAGTACCAGTAGCGATACCGGAATTATTAACAAAGGTTATGGTGTCACCGGATTGGATTTGTCCAAATCTAGAACCTTCCGAATAATTAATACTAACTTCTTCTCCACCAATAGTTACTAATCTAGAAAATGTTACTGCAACTCCAGAATTAATAGCAGAACTTATAGTGCTTGCAAGAGAAACTGTGGAAGAACCAACTGATGTAATCGTTAAATTATTCAGTCCTGGTGCAGTTAGTGTATCTAATGTATTTAATCCTGTTGTACTAGAAACATAAACAATATCTGTACCAATACCAGCAAGTTGAGAAGCAGTTGTTTGTAGTGTAGTTTTATATTCTGCAGATGTGGATGATACCCTAGAAACTATTTTTACATCAACAGTGCTGTTTCCATTTGTTACATCTGTTGTTACTCCAGTTATAATTCCTTTTAGGTGTCCACTAAACACCGAAGTTGCTCCAACGCCAGCAAAAGTTACGTTAGTTAGAGAAACGGTAACCCCATATCCAATTTTTGCACCAATATTAGATAAATTTGTAGTATTGATTCCAATAATCTGGTCTGCCTTATCATCAATTACACAAACTTTAAGATTATTTGCCCAAGTTCCTGGAGTTTTTGCTGCAAAGTGATAACTTCCAGTTTCTTGAGAATTATAATCATCAAAGTTTTTAATATCAACTGTTGCAGTCGTATTGTAACCAACTCTTGCATTCTTAAGGTTAGTATCATCTACTCTAACTACTTTTAGTATACCACCATAAGATAGATATGAAGATGCACTCATCCAATACTCATACTGAGCATCGGTTGAAAGAGGTTTGCCAAAAGTATTGATTAACTCTTGTTCTGTTGTAATGTCAATTGGTTCTTCGACTGGACCAATCGCAAAAGGACCAGCAATTGCTCCAATGTTATCAATGACATTATCAGCTCTTCCTACAGTTAAATCAACCTCTCTGACAAGAATGCCTGGAGATAATTGAGGAGTCGCCATGTTTTTCTCCCTGAAATACTCTATTTCTCTAAAAAATATTTATGAAAAATGGTATTTTAGAAATTATATTCCCACATATAAGACATATCGCCATATTCATCAGTAAACCAACGAGTTCCATCGGAATCTACAAAATTATTTTCCTCTCTTCCGTCAATAATAAAGCCAAATGGAGCCATATCTTGCTCTAATTGATTTTGTTGCTCTTCATATAATCTTTTTCTGACATCAATGTCAGTCATTTCTTTAAAATAATCCTGAACGATTAGCCAAGCAAAAATAACTAAACACATAGTTAAATCATCATTACACCCTTCTTCTGCTTCGAATGAACTATATTTTTGGACAAATGTGGTCAATTCTGATATAATATCGTAGTCATTGAATATTAATTTTTCTTCTTCGATAATAGCTTTTAAATTTATACAACCAACTTTCTTGACATTTTTGGACATTTTTACGCCCATTTGAGTTTTTTTCCCAGAAAATCCCTGACCTACAATTTGACCTGCTCTTCCGCGCATTGAACACATTAGAACATTTGGATATTCTAGATCATAATGTAATGCAGAAGCTACTTGATCTCCTACATCATTAATTTCACATAATAAATATGCATCATTATATACTTTGCCAGCATCTCTAATGATGTATGGAAACATCATGGGTTTAATTTCATTATTTTTATATTTTGCTACTACCCTATATGGGAATGTTGTAATATCAAAAACGACAAAAGCAGAATAGTCTATTTCTACTCCTCTAGCAACATCTACAGTAATTACATATTGATGATCTTCTTTTGGATTTTCATATATATCAAAGCCAGCATTTGATTTGATTGGTCTTTCTTGTGTTAGTGTTGATAGCTTTGCACCAGAAATCAATGTGTCTACTGAACCTAAAAATTCGCAGTTGTGGGATACAATGTCGTTTGTATAATATAGATGATTTTTACCAGAATTGACGATATCAAATAATTCTATATCTTTTTTGACAACTCTACGAGATTTTAAGAAAGTTCCGCCGCTCTTTGTTAAAATTTCGGTATTTTTATCGAGATCTTTTGCTTTTATGATTCCTTCTATTGTTGATAATGGATGATCTAGTGAACACTTAAGTTCTTTTCCATTCTCAAAAATCAAATGTGCATAATTGTTTTTTTTGATCTTATTCACCCCAAAGAATGATTCATAACCATTTGGCGTGAGTATTTTTATATTCTTATGATTTTTTACTACTGTATCTGGTAGGTTCATGTTATTAAGAATCTTATGCATTTATTTAATGCTTCTTGTGGATCATTTATACAGAGAAATTAATTCTTCTTTTGTTGGTTTTTTTTCTTTTCCATCCGTTCTTCAACCAATTGACTTTTACTTTTTGGTTGAATATCATATTTTTTGAACAAACGACCAATGACTTGTCTTGTTTTGGAGCCATATTTCTCAGCGATCTCTTGCTGGGACAAGTTCAGTTCAAAGTAATCATACATTAGATCTTCTTTTGATGGTTTCATTGGTTTGGTTTTTATGATTTAGATCATTATAGCACATCATAAAGGTCACCAATGGTTATCGTCCTACGGATTCCCGCCTCTTTAATCTCAATCTGCGTCTCGGTTGAGACCGACTCAAATTCTTGCCTCCATTGACTTTCGCTTGTGTTGGCGATTGTCGTTTTCTTAAATTCTTCGTCTCTCCCTGGAACATCAGTCCAAAACACCTCAATTGGTACATATTCATTCTTTCCCTTGATTGCATCGTCCCATAATTTATAGAAATGATTGAGACCTTTAGGCGTTTGGTGTCCTAAGAAGTTATTATAAAGAACCGAATGCGCCCACTTATCACCATCAATATCAGGAAGTGAAACATCAAAGACTTCATTATAAGATTGCTCAATATCTTTTATCTTTAGCCAGACCATATCCTCCCGAACATTATCATCTAGAAACTCTCTGAGAGTCTCATTAGAATTCTCATAAAGAGACTGACGCTTGGTGAGTAGAAACTGACGAGAATAGTTTCTAAAGTTTTTGGGTCTACCAGATTTGAGTTTAAGTTTGCGAATGTCTTTATTCTTGTTTTGTTCAATAATTAAAGACGATCCAGGAATAATATCAATTGTGCTTCCATTTCTACTTGAATGCTTCACCAAACTGACTCTTTCTTGTTTTCTTTGTAGTCCAAATCCAATCTCATCAAAATACTTGATCACATAAGATCCAGTAATTTCGATGGTATAATGAGTGGAATATACTTTAACTAATTCTGTTGGTTTTGATGTGGTTTTATAAATTGAACCAATAATTCCAAGATTTGCTAGTAGAAGTTGAACTTGCCTTGTTAGTTCTTTAGATGTTGATGTATAAGTTACTCTTCCTCTTTTATTGATACAACCATCCCCATCAAACATTCCTCTCAGTAGTGAGACAATGTTTTTCTTTGACCAAGATAAGACTTTATCTGGTAAAATTTTCTCATTTGATTTTTTATTAATATCAAATCCTAATAGCTCAATAAACTCAACTAATTGTTTTGAATTGATTGTATAATGTACATCATCAGTTTTTGAATGGGCAAGATTCAATTTATTCAATGAAGAAGAGATGTCATCTCCACAGGATATGATGACTTGTCCTCCTCTGTGATTTCCGGTATCATTATTGACTATGTTTCTAGCATAACCTTCTGATACATAAAGACCTATAAAGTACGCAATATCTTCATTAATATAATCACAGGAAAATAGATTTTTTGATTTTCCTTTTTCTGGATTAAACCCTACATAATCATCATTACCAAAAATTTGTTGATTGTATTTTAATGCAATATAATCTCCTACGGACAGATCTTGACTTTTTACATAATCGTATTTTCCGTCTTTATACGCCCACAACTTATGCTCTAGGGAGCATTCTATTTCTTCGTATCTTGTTCTTATGATATTGGTTGGTGATTTTTTATGATTGACTAGAACATCACTCGAATAGAATTTATCTTTTCCTCTGATTGTGTATTGATTTGTGATATACGCACCTTCTTTGTTTGGGTCAATTAATGTTTCTATTTTTCTGTATCCTTTATCTGTAAGTAGATAAGTATCTTTTGTTACACAAGATACGACAATCACCTTTGAAGACTTACCAGAAGTAATCGTAGGATATACAGAACTAAAGAATGAGTCGGCAACTTGATTTGGAACGAATGCAAATTCGTCCAAGAAAATAATATTGTAAGTACTACCACGAACAGAAGACGCAGAAGTTGAAGCGGCAAAAATCTTAGATCCGTTTTCCAATTCTAGCGAGCCTTTATTCCATGAGCAGATACCTTGTTGGAGCCACTTTGGTAGATTCTCATAACCAGTCTGTAAACGCCCAAGCAGATCCCTAGCTGTCTGTGCTTTGTTTGCTAGAATAGCAATATTTACATTGTCATTGAAAATTGCATAATGAAGTAGGTATGAAACTACGGTTGTACTTTTCCCTGACTGACGTGGGAGCTTACAGATATTAAATCGATTCTCATGAAAAGACTTCAACATTCTTTCTTGGAATGGATACATATCAAAAGGTTGCAGACCATGATCTAGAGTAACAATTTGAATATAATTATTCGCAAAGTATACAGGATCATTAGCGCACTTTGCGAATTCTATAATTTGCTTTTCAGTAAATTCAATTTGAGTATTCGCTTTCTTGAGTAACGGATTACCCAAATAATGTTCTTCAGCCATAATACAATAGTTTAAAAATTAATCTTCTACTTTTTTACCTTTTCTCCATTGGTAACAAGACCAATACTTTGCAGTTGTTTTGTCTTTTGCTTCCGGAGAGTCGCAATTGTGTCTATCTCTAAAAGCTTTCAGTCTTTTTGGGTCATCTCTCCTAATTTCCATGTTTGGATCACCAAAACGAACTGTAATAATATTTCCAGTATCAGGATCCTTTACATAAACTTTAAACTTTTTTCTTTCTCCTGGTGTCCTCATAGGCTTTCCCAGAGGCTTTTTTTCGGTTTCTTCTCCAATAGTTCCGTTATTCATAAGATAGTTCTTAGACTTTTTATCTGGGACTTGAACTATAGGAACATTTCTTTGTATCGCACAAGGAGCATAAGTTATTACTTTACACCCAGGATATACTTTATTCGCTTCATCTGCAACTTCTCTGCGATTTGGGATTCTCAACTGAGGAAAAAACATTTGAATATTATAATATTTTGCTCTCCACATAAGAGTCACAGACATATTATGTCCGTTCTTTTGTGGCATAATAGCCTCATCTATCTTAACACAAGAACCTTCTTCATAGTCTTTTTTACTTGGATCTTTTCTATATCCATCCCAACATGGATCTTTCTTTTTTGCGATTTCCTCTGGAGTCTTATGTGGTTTTACTGAGTTTTTTGGTTCTTTTGCTTCGTATTGAGTCTTTTTCTTTTTTTTCTTTTTATCGCTACCACATCCCATTTCGGATAAGATTTTATCTACCAGTAAAGTTTCTTCCTTTTGTGGTTCTCTATAATATGGAGGTAAATGTTTGTATTTTGGGACACTAATTACACCAGTACCACCTTTTTTTCTCACTGTATTTACTGCTGCTTCGCCTTCACCTGGAGTTCCTGGTTTATCTATTATTTTAGTTACTTTATTTTTTACTGTTTCCTTTTTATGTTTTTTTGGATTTACATCAAATGATATATTCTCATCTAAATCCTGATCACTTTGGAGGTACTCAGTTGCAGAATCAATATAATCAGCTGCTCTTGTAATTTTTGATTGTACCCAAGCAGGGAGTTGAGTATCTGCGCTCTTAATTGCTTTTCTTAGATTCTTAATTGATCTCTCAATTGAATCCAATTCAATTCTTGCCATGTAGCCTTCGTCATCTTTTTTCTTGCCACTGGCAATTTCTTTGTGGTCTTCGTTAATTCTTTTCATTTTTGTGAGTCAATAAAAAGCAATTTATTTTTATTTATCGTCGGAACTATCTTTTAGTTGATTTTTAAGCATTTTTGACAATTCTGCAGTGGAGCCAACAAATAAAGCATTAGTAACATTAGTAGGACCTCTTTGTGTTTTTGTTTCGTCTAATGCTTTGATCTTCTTTTGTAGATCCATAAGTTTATCTGTAGCATCAGAAACATTTTTAATTAACTGTCCAACAACTTCATAAGCTCTTGGAGTATCTGTTTCTTGTGCCAATTCGAGGACATTATTAATTGCTTCTTGACCTTTTTCTATAATTGAGTATAGATTCCCACGAGTATACTCATAATCTTTTCTGATATCGTCAATCAAAGACTCTTCCTTTGATATAATATCTTTGGAATCTTCTTCTGTAATTTCTGGATGAATAACTTCATCAGAATTATCATCTATATTAAATGTCTCATTTAGTTTTTTGTATTTTTTAGTCATTTTCATACTGATCTTCCATTCAATCTAAAGATCCAGAGAACCCAAAGTCATCTCCAGGTTCAATGAGTAAATTATCTGCTGCAGTAATTAGCTTCACATCAGAACCAGAAATATGAGAGAGAATCGCAGTTGAATCCTGTCCTCGTCTAACTGTCAATGTATTACCAGAAACAGATTCAACATAAAGTTCTTCTTGATTAATATCAAGATAAGAACCTGGAGTAATTCCAGTGGAATCAGAAACTTCAATTAGAGTATCAGTCTTTTCAATATCAATTGCAACCGTAGTGGTTACAGTTCCGGTGTAGCTTTGAATTGCACGAGGTTCTACACTATAACTAACTTCTCTTCTAGCCACACCAGATGCTTCTCCAGCAACAAAACCAATAGATACTTTCTTGATAATTTCGGAAGAAACAGAATCTGTAGATACAGGACCAAACAAATATGTTTTAGCTGTAAATTTTAATGTGTATACTAAGGCTCTTCTTTCTGTGTAGTCACCTTCATAATTGTCAGTCATTGAGATATTATCGAGTACGATCGGGATGTCTCTCTTCTCCCCAATTTCTTCGACTAAATCTACAGATAGACTATAATTTGGTTGGAAGTATGGTAATATTTGCTCAACAATTTGTAGCATATCATCATTGAGCTTAGTCATAATACTAAGCTCAAAATTTAAATTATATGGAACTGGAAAATATGCTTTTCTTATTTCATTATTATCTACATCTCTAGTCACAAAAGTCTGAGTTGTAGTTAATTTTCTTGTTGTATCATAAGACATGCCAATTAGTTCAAATGACATTCTTGGTAGATTCATTTGAACTGGCTTATTTAAATTGGGTACTTGCTCCAATCTAGCTAGAAATTTTTGGGTTGGCCCATACGCCAATGGAACTCTAATAGAAGATTTTACTACTCCACTATTATCTTTATGTTTAATTGTAATACCATCAAACAAAGTACCAAAAGACACTACAGTTTTTCTGATTATTTGGTTATAAAAATACTCAAACATAATGTTAGGAAATCCTTATATTATTATTTAACAAATTATGGAGTTCCAAATGGATTACTCTCACTAAAATCAATAATTGTGCTGGCTTCTAGTTGTATTTCTTTATTTTGTGCGAACGGATCAATCAAATTGTCAACTTCTGTCTTCTTAATTTCATAACTTGCACTTGAAGCAGATCCAACAAGAGTTTCTCCAGGTGCAAAATCTCCAGTGATATTAGAAAGCTCTAATTTGTTTGTTATGGCATTCCATGATTTAACTCTTGCGGTATATCCAGATGAAGATCCGACAACAGTCTCATTATAAAAATATGTACCGTAACCAACCATGTAAGGACTTTGAATTTGAACAATTGGTGCCTGTGTATATCCAATTCCAGTAGTAACAATTCCAATTCTGGTAACAACACCATCAGTTAAAATTGCTCTTGCCTGAGCTGGAATTGTTGATGTACCAATAAATTGAACAGTTGGTGCTTCGACATATCCCGAGCCACCGCTCGTGACGCTAACAATTCCAACAATTCCATCACCAATTGATGCGACAGCTGTTGCACCTTGTCCATCTCCACCATAAAAAGCCACAGTTGGTGGAGTAGTATATCCATAACCAGCATTAGTAATCTCGACACCCTGAACTCTAAATAGTGTAGAATCTGTCTCGCAAAGATCAACAATTCCACCAATCATTGTTGCAATTCCAGTTGCTACTTTTCCTGATGTTGGCGGAGAAAACTTGACTGTTGGTGCAGTCTTATATCCATCACCACGATTTGTCACTTGAACAAAAGTTACACCACCATTTACTATTGTTGCTGTTGCTGTTGCGGTGACTCCAGCGCCAATCATATCAAAAGTTTGAATATATCCTTGTTGTTCTACATTGTCGTCAATGTAATCAATTCCAGTGTCAATAACTTCGTCTTGATATCTGAACAGTTCACATCTTAATGTATAAACATAAGTTTTTTGGAGTTGATAAAAAGGTACCTCATGTTCAACAAATTTAATTTCAAATAATCGATCGCCCAATGGAAAATAAATCAGGTCACCTTCTTTTGGTCTAGTGAATAACTCTACATTAGATTGATCTTTTATTAATGGTGAAATGTAATTTTCATATCTTTCTTTTGATATGATTAGTGTCAAATCATTATATGGTTGAACACCAAATTTAGTTAATAATGTTCCAGCACCTTCATATCCCTCATAAGTATCTACATAAGCTTCAATTGGATATGCGCCATCAAACTCAGATTCGATTACTTCTTTGATGATAGTTTTTTTTGTTATATATTTCCTAGGAATATAATGTACATCAATTCCATAGATCTTTAGCTGTTCGTTGATGAGATCTTGTATTAGTCCTTGTTCTGATTTTGAACCCTGGAGAAAAAATGGATTTAACATAAATTATCCCACAAGATCTAACGGAGGAATTTCATAAGTACTTGACATTTTCTCCATAATAATATCAATTTCCCGTTGAGCATCATCATAAATTGGTCTACCATCTAGTTCAACACCACCTGGAAGTTTGACTCCTCTAAATTTAATCAGATTTTGCCCCCATTGGCGCTTGATAAGTGCAGTCAAATATTGCTTCAAGAAAGAATCATTCCACACTTTAGTTGATTCTGCTGGATTTAGTGCTCTATAACAATCAATAACTATAATTTGGCCAACAGTTAAACTTGACCAGTCCACATCAAGATACAATTTATCTTCTCTTTTATTGAATCTGACTTGCTTTTGTGTGGTTAACAGCCAATTTAAATCTTCTAGATATGTTTTTACCATTGAGTATGTCAAAAGTTCAGTTGACCCCCAATAGTAAACATCATTTAAGAATAACTGATACTTAATACTGAACATTCCACTAGAAATACTATTAGAACCTTCAAATTGAAATATTTTATTGACTCCTATCACATAAGATGGTATCTGGAGATAATTAGCAGTTTCTTGGTACTCATAAGTCTTTTCTCCAGTTACTGTAGTAATTCCAACTCCTTGTCTACCTCTGGCTCTATCTAAATCTTCTTGTGTAATTTCATATTTGAGAAATGTTTGCGCTACTCCATCAAAGTGTCTTTCTTGAAAAAATTGAATAGCGTCATCTACCAGATCTTCTATTTGTTCTTGTGCAACATTGACCTCTAATACTGGAGCACCTAACTTTCTCAGGCAATAGTCAATTAATTCTTGTCTAGTAGATGGTTGTGCCATTGTCTTCTACTCTTTGTTACTATTTATTGTAAACTTTCAAATGAAAGCGAAGAAATTACTTCTTGCTGCTTTAGATATAATTTATAATAAGACTTTGCAATATTTCTTAGGTCATTTACATTCTCTATATTATCAATTTCCGATGAATATTTAAAATATTCAAAAGTTTTAGTTAAATTTTGTAGTTCAATGTTATCTGGATTCATTTTAATAGCTCCTTTAGTAAAGTCTTGATCTCACCTAAATCAGTTTTTATACTCGAAACCTCACTTTCAATAGTCTCAATTTTTTTCTTTTGATTTTGAATGGAATCTCTTCTCATAATATAAGACTCATAATCATTTTTGTTTGTATTAATGATAGCATTAGTTCGTGGATCTCGATAGAGATCTTTTTGTCCTTCGACTGGAATTAAATTCATAGTTATGCAAGAGCAATTACTCTGAGATTTCTAATAATTGGAACATAAGCCTGATTTTCGCTTGTACCTATCAGTTTAATTCTAAATTGTTTAAAAGTTTGATTTAAGTCAATTGTGAATGTATATTCTTTAAAGTCAGATTGTAATGGATTATTGATATATCTATCTTGTTTTGTCATTTTTTTGTCGGGACTTCCATTACTATTTTTGCCATCAATTACAGTTCCATTTGTGTCAATGTTTGCATATCCTGGGAAAGGAACAAATACATTACTGTTTTCTATTGCATAGAACGCTCTTAGATCTGATTTATTGTGAATATATCCATCTAATAGGACTTTAATTGAAGACGCAGCAGTTTCCAATGCAATTTGATTTGAGATGTAGGTAAATAAAGTTGGATCATCGGAAATTGAATTTACTCTTGGGTCATTCGCATAGTTAGAAATGGGATTATTGACTCGATTACTTATAAGAACCAAGCTATTATTTGATAGATCTATACTTGGACTAATCCTAGAGTCGGAAGAGGTAAAGAATAAATTAACATTTAATGATTTATTACCTGGTAAATCAGTGAGGTAATTTGTCTCGTTGACTTTTGATGCAACAACTCTAGGAGAATCGAAGTAATTAATTTTAGAGTTTGTAATATCTTGCAATCCTCTATCAATAAAAGAAACTTCATTTCCGCCAAGACTTGTTCCACTTACTGTTCTCACCGAAGATCTTATTCCAGTTCCAACTGGTGCAATTTGTCTGATATTAGGAATTATGGCTTCAAACGGAATATTATAGGTTGCCTTGCCAATCGATCCACCAGATTGCTTAGTTCTATTAAACTTTAGTTTTCCGTATCCAGTGCTTATACTTCTGTCTTCCCCATTAGAAGACATAACAATTTTTATGTAATAGTGATTTGCACCAATTTTGTCTGAAATTGTATTATCAACATCAGAAAGATCATGTGTCTTATTGATTCTTCTGAGTGAGACTCCACCCAATTCATATTTTTCAACCGCAGTTCCTACTGGATAATTAAATCCTTTAGTTGAGTCAATTTCTCTGGATACTCCAGTTAGCGTGTTTGTGGATAGATTTACTCCCTCATAACTTAAAATCTCATCAAGTATTTTAATATAACCTTTATATAAAGCACTCACTGCCACATTTTCAAATGTTGTAAATTCTGATGCATCAGAAATAGTAATTTCGCTAGAAGATCCAGAAGCACTAGGATACTGTGAAGTAAGAGAAACTTGATCAATATCGGATTTTATATCTCGAATTATAACATTATTAGAAGAAGAATGCATTCCATGATTTCTATGGAATACTTTTATATGTTCTCCATTTGTTAAAATATTAATATTTGATATAGAAAATTCAGTTCCATCATCACTAAAATCAGTTGTTATTCCCGAATTATTAACAAATTTAATTTTATCACTTGGAACTGTAGTAAATTCACCCTGTACATTATTAATAATTAATTCATTTCTACCAGAAATTTCAGAAACACTTAGCCGCATTCCTAAACCCAAATTTTGTGCGCCAACAGAAATTGGTTCTAGTATATCACCAACAACATATCCAGATCCTCCAACTAGAATAGTGGCACCTGCAGCAACAACACCACCATCATTGATTGTAATATTTGCAGTTGCATTGACGCCAGATCCAGTTATACTCGTGAGTGCAACTCCAGTATATGTGGTATTAGAGCCAGTATATCCAACTCCAGCAGCCACAATATTAAGAGTACCAAATGCACTACCAGCATAACCAACAAGATTACCAAAAGCAGTTGATAGATCAGCTGGCTGTTGTATGACAGTGTTGCCAAGGCTTAGGTCTGTATTTGTTATGGTAGAAGATAGAGATACTTTTACTTTGTTTGATTCAATAGTAAGTGGATCTTTAGTCATTACCTGGAGATTTTCAGGTAGATTAGAATTAAATAGTTGAACGAAACCAGATGTTTCAAAATCTGCTCTATGGAGTTCAAATGTCAAATCTTCATATTGACTTGGAGTCCAGGTGGAGGCATTTTGTGATTTGAATAGGGATCCAAGTAGTCTTTGAGTTGTTACAAGGATTTGATTTTGTTCTGTTGCTAATGTGGCAACATCAGATTCCCCTAATCTAGAAATCCACACATTATACTCATTTGAATTTGAAATGACAATGATGGCATATTCTCTTTGACTTTCTAGATAAACAGGAGATTCAAAAACAAAAGATGTTGCAACTGACGCATCATCAGACAAATTAATTTTATCTGGGGTCAATTCAACTTCAGAGAATGGAAGTATTTTTTGACTTGGAGTTCCAAGTTCTACCTCTCTGATTTGTACTGTTACCGGCAGTGTTTCATCCTTAGTGCGGAAATATAGATCTACTTTTGTTATATAGACTCCAGTTGGGTCATCGACAATAAAAGATTGTGCTAGTGGATCTCTGTATTCTCCAGTAAGTCTTGGATTTGATCTAGAAGTAGAGCTAGATACAGTCGTTTGTGTATCTAATAATGCAGAATCGGATAGTGCTCTAGTTTGCCTAAAGCTGTCATCTACTTCAACTCTAGCATTTCTCAATGATAGTGTAACTTCTTGTGTTGAATCGACATCACCTTGTGAATAAAAAGTTTCTTCGGCAACTGTAGTTACTACGCCAGGAATTTGTGAATTAGTTGAACTACTAGTCAATCTAAATCTAGAGCGTCCGGTTTCGAATGCTGGATTTGAGTCTATTGATGAGCTTGGAACTTGATATGAACCAATTAATGTGCCAACTCTATCGGTAACAAGTCTCACATTAGTTACAATTGCTTCTGCGCCGGAACTTAATCCCCTAAGTGTCATTGATTGCTTTATAATTCCACTAAATTGCGGAGTTGATTCGTCTGCCAAAGAAAAAGTATCAATATTTAGTGTAGTACTGGTCGATGAGTAAAACTCTGGAATGTTTATTTCTCTATTATATGGATTTCTATCAAAAACATCAGTTGGGTTATCATATTCTCCATACTTATGGTTTGATTGTGCCACTCTAAATGATATTATTTCTGGGTTTGTTCCCACTACAGCCGTATTCAGCAGACCACCAATTACTGTTTCGCCAACTTCAAATGTACCAGATATCATTTCTATTTCTATTAACTTACTGAAGCAATAATCACTAACATTGACTCCATCAAAGAAAGGATAGACTTCAGTATATGGTTTCATTTGTCTAGAAGTAAATTCTATATTTCTAGACCTCATGAAAGTTATAATATCTCTTCTAACTATTCGGTCACCTAAAGATTCGGTGTCAATTTGTTCATTTACTGTATTTTGTATTCCAGTTCTTTGTTGATCTAGCCTAATATCCATGAAGGTATTAGTTGTCGTCACGGTGCGCCTTGTAGTCGTATCTCTAACCTCACCAACTCTAAATGTTCTTGGTACTCCATTTGCAGCACTCTGGCCAGTAAATCTTTGGAATTCTGCTGCAGTTCCCTGTCTGCTGGAAGTTGATGTCCCCCTACTAGTGCTAGTGCTGCTATTTCGTTCAACTCTTCGATTGAGATCTACTCCAGTAGTCTCCCAAGAATTCCAGATAACTGGACTTACTCCTAGTCTTTCTCCATCTTCATTGGTTGAAATTTCTGTTCTCAATGCCTCGGCTATCCCCAAGAAAGAACCTTCCATTTCAACATTATTGAGTTCTAGTCTGTTTGTATCAATCCAAACATCTACGGTTGGGTAAAGTTGAATAGAACCTTCCCAAAGCTTTACAAAGAAAGGAGTCACATTCTCAGTTCTTGTAGCAAATGGCTGTCTTAGCCAAGAAGTTTCAGAGTAGTCTAAAGTAACAACATCACCACTTCTTTTTATATTAGAACCAAATATTTCTGCATATTTTTTGTCTCCATTTGACTGAGATGATGTCCCAATGCCAGTTATTGTATTGTTTGCGACTTCCAACTTCAAATTTGTTGTATAATGTGATGGTCTAAGTTCACCTCGTTTTGTGTCGATACTGTTTTTTACTCCATTTGTCAAATCTTGCGTCAAAAGTGATCCAAAATTATCGACATAAAAACCAGACTTAAATCTATTTTGGCCATCTCCATCGTCAACAAAAAGATTTTGAGTGTTTGTTTCGAGTAAAGAAAGTGAAGTATAATATTCTAAATTTTTAATTCTAGATTCGAGATTAAAAATATCTCGCATCTGATATCTTTTGTGTTGAATAAATTCAATTTTAGCATCGGATGTATTATACAAATAAGCTGGAAGATATATATTTGCAATATTCATTGCACCAGAAACTTCCTCTGGCAAAACTGGATTATCTGATGGATTGCCATATTTCACAACAAATGATTTGTCTTTGCTCAGATAAATTCTATCAATTCTTGGTAAATAATAAGAGTAAGTAAGAATTAATGATTCGTCGGAAGAAATTATATTTTTAGAACTATGATTAGAACCAGAAAAGTCTCTCCCTTCAAATTCAAATGGAGATCTGTTTCCTTCTGATACACTATAATCACCTACTCTTGGCCTCAAATCAATTAAGTCAGTTACTCTATATCCAGCAATTGTGGGAATTTCATTTTTATAATTAAATGTTGCATAAGAATTTACAGTTGTAATATCACCATCATCTGATGATTCAAAAAATCCACGCATGAAAAAAACCTTTAATTTTCTTTCTGGCTCTGGTGATGCTGCGTTTCGTATTAATCTCGAATAGTCAATGTAAGTTTCTCGTTGTCCATTGTCTAATTTATATCTATCTGTTACATTAGTACTTCCAGTATTGATAGATCCAATTACGCCATTTACATTTGATTGTGTAAATTTTATAAGCTCACCATTTGTAAAGTTGATATTATTTTCGTAAATAAAGCCAATTGAAGTATCACTTTTTTTTTCTGTGTAAAGTGCTCTTGCGCCACTAATAGAACCAATTAATGTTTCTCCGATTATTAAATCATTTGTTGTTGCAGTTGCGCCATCCATAGATCCAATAGTTGCAGATGGTGAGTCTGGATCATTAGAATCTTTAGATTCAAAGACTCCATACAATAAATTAATATCTGGATAATTCAAACAAATCTCTTTATCTTGAACTCTAGTTCCATATGGATAATTACCATAGGTTAAGCCATCATTTGTGGAAGATTGTCCAATTCCAGAATATGAATTTGATGATTTGTTAATTATTATACTATCTACTATTTTCTTTTTCTTATTTTTTGATTTTATTTTACTTTTTCTAATTGTTGCAATTAAAATTGCTCCGGTATCATTTGCACCTAAGTTATTAATAACCAATCTCGTTGATCCAGACTGAAATTCAAATTTATCAGAAGTTAATGTTTCTAAACTACCATTACTTCTGATCAATATATAACGCTCTTCGTCAAAAGGCAAAAATACTTCATTTTGTCCAGCATCAATTGGGTCAGTCGAATTACTGGATATAGTAATATTACTAAATTGTTTTCTTATCGTTATCTGAGACTCAGTTAAATCTACTGATTCGATATTTGATTTTGGTAAAATACTAAAGAGTGAATTATTACTTGTTACATTTCCACTATCTCCACTAGATTGAAGTCTAGTTGTCAATATAGATAAATCATTTACATTAATTTCTGAAGTTGGCAGGCTTCCATATGCTACTCCTTGAACACTTTCAACTGGGGAGATTTGGAATTCAGATGCCAAGAAAAATACATCTTCGACTTTTGCATAAGAAATTGTAGAAATTCCTGGCTGACTGTATCTTATGATATTTCCAGTTGTTACAATTCCAGATATATTATCACCATTAACTGTGACTGTGGAAATACCGGCACTACCTTGAGTTATAGTCGCATTTCCAATAATATTAGAAACTGTTTGTACTGTATCTGCCGTAAATGTAATCCCAGAACCAACATTAGATGAATATACAGATTTTATATCAGATATTCCATAATTTTTAATATCGGTTACATATCTAAAAGATTCATTTTCATCTGAATTATTAAAAATTATGTTTTCTTTTTCTGAAAACTGTCCTCTTATCTGATATAGAGTTATTGTACTTAGTCCCGATACTGAATCTTTTAAATATCCAGTTGCTCCAGTTTGTTCTCCCTGGACATAAGTCGGAATAGTTAGAGTGACTGGTTCACTTAAAGTCAGTTTTGAATATGTCTGGACATCAAATAAAGTTAAATCCCATCTATTTGTATCTAAAGTTTCTACATCATATCCACCTTGCTCAAGAACAAAATCATATACCCTAGCTATTCCAATTTCATTTCCCGCCGCAGAACCAGGGTCATTAGAAACTCTGTCGTCCCTTAAACTCAATGTTGTTGATGTATTGAAATCAATTAGTGGAGATCCAGTTACATTATTTACGGTTAATGTGGGATTAAATCCAAAATTTACAGCTTGACTTTGAATTGTTTTTGTAGTTCTTGGTTTTAATACATCTAATAATGTCGGTCCCTGGAAATCTACTTCATAGCCTTTAACATATGCTTTTCCTGGGCTGATTTTATAAATTGCCAAATCTTCACTTGGGACTGATCCGGAATATGTAAGTTCTCCTTCCTTAAAGATACCACCATTTCCAATGCCATCATTTAGACTTTCTTTGCAATATGTTGTAAATGATTTAGTATAATAGTGACCAGACTCATCAAATGTTCTTTTTGCTAGTTCATCGCCAAGAATATTATAATCTGTATTATTGTTTATTTCTCTTAAAATGCCATTTTGTACTGTAGCTAATTGAACAAAATTAGCGTTATCAAAATCATTTATATCTTTTTTAGATAATATAGCTGATATTTTTAATCTATCTGCACCAGGAGCAGAATAGTTATTAAAACCTTGTGCGTTGTCAGTCAATGAAAAATCATCATCCGATGTTATAATTTCCTCACTTATCGATAATCCAACTCTATAACTTGGTTTATTATCATATTGGTCCAAAATTAGTATTTCATCCCTGACTTCTACAAATGCTCCTCTTAAAAAATATACTCCATTCGATAACGCAAATGCAGATCCAGTGGAAGTAGAATTTGTTGATATGGTAGAAGCAAATCCTTCCCCAGATGAAATAAAAGTATTTCCGAATTGTATTGGGGAATCTGAATATAAAATTTCTCCATCAGAAAATTCTCGTTTGGAAAAATCTGATGTTGATGATTCCAAATAATCTACATATAATGTTATATTTCCTCTCTCCGAATCTTCTGCTGTTATAACTTTAACTATTTTTGCTTTTACTCCAGAAGATCTGCCATATATTATGGATTCAATCAAATCATTTAAATAAAGATTAACTGGGGTGCCAAAAAACTCACTATTTATTTCTACTGCATAAAAGTTACTAACATAAGTCAGTTGACCAGGAATTACTTTTGCCCCTTCTCTGAAGAAATGAGAACCAAACTGTTCTACTTGATTTTGAAGTATTGATTGTAATGTTGTTAATTCTCTTGCTTGTACTGGGTATCCAGGCTTAAATAAAACTTTATGATAATTATCAGTTTTATCAAAGTCGTCAAAATATGGTGAGACATTGAGATTAGTTTCTTGTGGCATAACTCTTACTTAGAATTGCAAAATAACTTTGATGTCTTCTTTTTGGTTCTGTGATCTTGTGATTGATGGTCTATTGTCAATATAAATTAGCTCACCAGAATACTTTTTGACTTCTGGATTTGCCAGTCCATTTGAAAAATCTTGACCAAGATTATATGTAATATTATTTAGCCCAAATGTAGTAGTAAATCCACTAAATGTTGTATCTATTGGTAGATTATTTAATTCGCCATTGATGGTCCCACCAGAAGAAGAAAACCGAATTAAATTATATCCATATTCTGGAGTATTGTCCAAAGAGCTACTTCCAGTCTCAAATCCAACAATACTTCTATCTTGCCAATATTTTAAAACTCCTGTCCTATTATCATAAGACACGACTCTACCAACTGCAGTTCCAACTCCAGCAATAGTTTGAGTAATTTTAGAATTTGAAGCAAATGTAGCAGATTCAAAATCTCCGGTTAATTTAATTGCGTAAGTATTACTTGCTTTTTGTTTATTCAACAAACTACTAGTAGTATCAAAAAAAAGTGGATTTTTAATTATTCCAATTCTTGCAACTTTATTTCCAGTGATAAAATCTGGGTCCAAATTATCATTTTCTATTCTAGAATAAACTAAAATATTTTTTGCTCCCAACTCGCTGTAAATATTTTTTCCATGTCCCCCGGGTGGAGGAATTATGACATCAAATGATGGTTGGGAATCTCCTATTGGTACATTTCCGGCAACTAAATCTACCACACCATATGTATAGTTTTGTCCACCAGATGTAATATTGATTGATTCTACTGTAGAATCGTTTCCAACAACTATTGTTGCTTCTGCCCCATTACCATCACCAACAATTGGGACATTTGTATAAGATTTTGGCTCGTCGCCAAGTCCACTTCCTCTATTTGTGATAATAATTGTTTTTAGTTGTCCACTCGCGGAACTATTAGCATTGTCTCGAATTGGTGCATTTTCTGCATTTGTACTCCAATTTTTTGGTGTTGGGATATAATTTAAGGAATCAAATTTTATAAGATTATTAGGTTTTATTGTATATAGATATTTCCAAATATATCCATCACCACTCACACCAGCTGGCCTTGGCTCAAGATCAGTAAATGTAGGCTCATCAAGTGATGGCCTTCCATTTGGATTTTCTGGATCTGTTCCATTGTGGAGGCAAATATAAACTCTGTAGTCACTATTCATTACATAAAAATTTGATTCATATAAACTAGTTTTATTTGATGGCTTTGATAAATTATTTCTGCTTATGTCGTGGCGATACATATCATAAGTATTACCAGACACCCAATCAATTCTTCTGATTACCTGACTTACATCATCCGAATTTATTTTTTTTAGTCCAATTATGGTGTCCCACACATCATTATAATTGTCAAATGAATCAATCGGTGATAACGGAGATTGTTCCCAATCAGTCTTATATTCGGTTGAATTAGTCAATCCAACAAACGAATAATAAGAATTTGCAGTAGATGCAACCGATAGAGAAAAATTCTCTGCACTTAATATTCTAAACTGATCTGTTATAATCGCAGACATTTACTTATTACTTTTTTTGTATTTATATGTATTTTTGAATCTACAAAAATAAAATTTTTTTCATAGTTTGCTCATATTATATATTATTATAATTTTGAACTCTCAGTTGATTATATCTTCTAACAATTGGAGTGCTATTGATACCAACAACACCATAATCATTACCAACAGAAAAATTATTTGTAATATTTGAAACATTTATTACTCCCCAACTATAATCTCCATAATAAGAACTATATCCAATCCCAGATAATCCATTATAATCAGAAACACTAACTGTTACTTTAACTACGGTAGCACTTCCAACTCCATATACATCAGTAGTTCCAGTTGATACTGAAATTACTTGATAGATATTGTCTATTCCTGTAGTTCCAATTCCAATTACTGACCCATCACTTCTTAAAGAAGTTACACCATTACCAACTGCAGAATTTGAAACCTTAAAATAATATCCTTCATCCAATTGACTTTCTAATATAATTGGATTTGTAATTGATGAATTTTTTAGATATGAATCTTGTGGAATATAAAGATCAAATATTAAAGCAGTTGATGCTAATCCAACATTTGCAGTGTTAATTCCACTAATTATACCAAAGTCTCCAAAATAATTAACTCCATCAATAAACTCCTTTGTTAAAATTGGTGGCTCGATCGAAATCAATGGTGGATGTGAGGATGTATACCCAAATCCAGGTGAAATTACATTAATTCCGGTAACTATCCCAGTTGTAATAGAAGCTTCTAGTGAGGCAATTCCAGTAGATCCAACACCAATGGGATTTTGAATTGAAACAATTGGATTTGTAATGTATCCAGTTCCACCATCAATAATATTTACAGATTGTATTGTTCCACCAGAAGAAACCACAGCAGTTGCTATCGCAACTGAAGAAATTTTATTATCTATTATTTCAATTTTATTGACAATATCAGATGAAGTATTTTCATTTTCTACATCAAAAGATATTTTAACCGAATCTACAAAAATTTGTGTGGATCCTACGCCAACCGATTGAATTAAGTTACTTACTGGAAATATTAAAGGTTCTAGTCTTATTCGATCTTTATTAATTTCTATTCCACCTATAGTAGTGTCATTTCTTTGTTTGCACCACTCTACAGATCTTGTAAAATCCAAATCTGATGTAACTCCAATTGAATTGTATGGATTTGTTTGTGTTGTATCAGGTAAAATAATATCAGTTACAAGCCTGTTATTTTCTATAAACTTAGTTTCATCCCCAATTATTTTTAATTTATCGCCCGTTTTTACTGTTTCTAGTATATCTATATCAACAACATCAATATTTGGAGTTCCTCTGTAAAAAAGTATTTTGCATTTATCTCCACTTTTTGGGGCTTCGGAAAATGCAATTAAACTTCCACCATTGAAAGTATATGCTACATCAGGTTCTTGGAGCACATCATTAATAAAAATGAGAAGAACAGATTTAAGATCAATATTTGAACCATCTTTTGTTATAATTGAAAATCTATTTCCATTATCAGATATTGGAAATGTTTTTCTAAATCCATCAAGCAGAGAATCAATATCATCTAGTTTTTGTAGTTCCCCCAAAGACCATCCACTGAACTCATCTGCAAATGTTCTTTCTACTATAATTGAAAATTGCTCAAATGGTTTTGATGCGTCTGTCGGTATTCCAGTTGCTCCTCCAGTTTGTACAGTTAATATATCACCCTCATTATATGAATATCCATAATTTTTGATTGTGAAGTCAATTATACTAGATCCCTGGCCAACAACAATATCAATTTTTGCCTGGGTTCCAATTCCACTGTTATTGTCTATGTAAATCAACTCCAAATCTGAATATGATAATGGATCATCGAAAACTACCTGTGGTGGATTTGTTGATGTGTATCCAGATCCTGGATTTGTTATTGCTATGCTGACTATATTTCCATTATTAATGGAAGCAGTGCCAATATACTCTATATTTGGTGTATCTATACTTAATGTTTGTACTCCAACTCTAACATTTGTTTGAATTCCCGATCTATAACCAGATCCACTATTTCCAATGCTAATTGATTGAATGGTACCTGCAACTGATACTATCGCAGTTCCGCCAGCAGATACAAGTGGCTGATATCCAAATCCATTACTAGAACCAACTGATATAATAACTCCACCTCTAGGAACTCCAGCATTATTCACATCATATAGGGCAGAGGTCGCAGTTCCAGTAAAGTTAACTTGAGTCTCAGATCCTGGCTCAGATAAATTGTAATTATCTTCTGGACTTTGAAATATGCTGTTAATTAGAAGAATTGAATTTGATGTTGAAAATCCAGTGATGTTTTGGTTATTGGATGTTAAAGTAAAATCTTTAGTTGCTGCATCAAACTGTGAGTTTATATCATCAAATACATAGTTTTTTTCGTAAGTACTTTCATCTGAATTTGGTATACCAGATCGTAAGAATACTCTTCCTTGGAATGTAGATCTTATGTTTATATCGCCATTAACCTGATCATATATTGGCCCATATGGGGCTTGCGAAAAATATATTTTACTTCCTACTATATTGTAGTTTCCTTTTAATTTTGTTATTTGGGATTCAGTTTGGTGGGTAGATAATATAGTACCCATAGTTGGTCGCTCAACCTCAACAAAAGTTGTACTTCCAACTCCAACCGAAGTTATTTTCATAATTTCATTTTCAACTTTTATTAAATCGCCAGCAAAGAAGGAACTTATTCCAGAAAAATGTAGAGTTGTATCCAGTAGTTCCAAATCATTTTGTAGAACCGCAGTAATTCCAGTGGAAACGATGGGAGATTGAATTACATTATCAATCAAAATTATACATTTCGCATTTTGATTTGTTGACATAATATAATGATTATCCCCAATTCCAACACTATTCAAATTAATTAAATTTGGGGGAGAACTCAAAGAATCAAATGGAGAAGTACATAAGCCAATAAATTTATTATCATATTTGTATGCATATAAATCTCCACTCAATTTATCAGTTATACCAATACCAGAAATGTAAGTTTCGGCAATTCCAATATTAGAAAAAGTTGATTCTTGGGTAAATTCAGACTCAAAAAGTCCATAAAAAGTTACTGCTGAACCAACAGTAATTTCTGATGAAATTGTGCTAGCAAGTGATATTGAACCAGAATTGACAGCAATAATTGGAACATATGAATCACTGAAATAGTCATTAACTTTAACACCAACTGTAGAATCAACATCAATAATATTTGTCCCAACTCCAGCAGTAGAAGATACTTGTGTAGTTGATAACTCAATGTATGTAAATAGATTTGATTTATATAATACTTTTTCTCCACTATTAAAAAAGTGTCCCGGAACATAAATTAGATTTCTAGTTAAATCAACCCCAGAAAAATTAGTATTCGTATATTCGACTGATCCATCAAATCGTCGCTCAAAAATTGGCGCAAAATTATGAGTCAAATCAAAATCTTTTTTAAAGTTAAGATCGCTACTAGATGTAAACTTGCTTATTCCAGTTGATAATTCCGCGTTTTTGAAATTTATAGAGACCGGAAATGATGCAAACTCCAAATAAGTTACAGAATGCTGCAATAAAGTAATAGATATGTCAATGTCTGGATTTGGAGTAAATAATAATTCCACAGAAGCCCCAATAGTAGAATCAAATGATCCTAGAGAATTATCTGAATATACATTTCCATACTCTATAATCGTTGATGTTATTTCATTGTTGAGTATCGCAATTTCTGATAGTTGAATTTGATTATTTGTTGTGTCAGTTATCTGAACTATAAAATATCCAAAATTATAGTTTAGAGAATATGAGGATACAAATTCCGCAGTTGGAGTACTTGATGATGCAATTGATACAGTTTTTGATCCTACATCAGCATACTTTAAAGGTCTAGAACTAATCGCACTAGAATTTGTACTAGCAATTGACACTCCAAATGCATTACACCTCAAAGAATCAGTAACATTAGGGTAAAAAATTACATCCAAATCGGATCCAGATTTTAAGACATCATATGTACCAATGCCAACTAAATTTTTATATGTATCATTTGATGTGGTTATTCTCCCAAATTCAGAAAAGTGCACATTAGATCCATCATAAACTAAATTTATTTCATTATATTCATAACTAGAGCCAGAAACGGAAGATAATTCAATTAAAATTTTTGCAGAAGTAAAATTTGGTTGAATTTTATATACAACAGATGTGCCAGAAGAAACAATATTTGAAAATGTAGATGCAATACTTACAGTATTACCAAAATCATAAGAATCATTATCGAATATATTTTTTTTTGTATCATAAGAAATAAAACTGTATCGATATTCATTAATTCTACCATCCAAAGGATAAAACTCTAGTACAGCATTATTATCAACTTTAGTGATATCAAAATTTCCAAGTTCATTTTCGGTAAACATTTTACCATATTGATTCAAATATAGCTCATTTCCATCAGTTAGCGCAGTCAATATTGAAGACTGTACTTTATCATTGAATCTATCATCTTGCACTGCGAGATAAAATTTCTTTGCTCTAACTTTAGTTACCATATTTGATTATATATTGAAAGAAGTTACGAATGTTCTTGTTATTGATGTATTAAATTCATCACTTATATCATCTATGATTAAGACTCTGTTACCAACAGATTCGGAATAATCCTGTAAGATTACAGAATTGAAAATAATTTCATTTGAGGTTAATGTAGAATTTACATAAAAACTGTTTTCAGAGACCAAATCATAATCATGAATACAATCAACATCTATTATATTATTTAAGTCACATACAGATGTGAATAATCCTTCATTCTGTGAGGTTTGGATTCCAGAAATTTCTGGAGAAGAGTTTAATTCTAAATTTCCAAATTTCTTGAATCCCAATGTATGATTTAGGTTACTAACTACATCATTCCATTCTTGGATTGGAATTTCGGATTTTAATGCATATGAAAAATATTGATAATAATCACTATCCTGCACTCTCTGTAAATCATTATTTAAGAATCCAGTTTCTCTGTTCCAACCACTAGAAACAATTGAAGATGATCCAATTTCACAAAAAGATTCGCTATCAAAAATTTCTTTGATAAATGCCTGAGCATTTGAAGTTTCCCCAACAATTAAAGTACCAATCTCAAAGTTATTTTTTGTTTCTATAGTCAAAAATTCATTTTGAACATCAAATTTGAGTATTGTTCCAATTTTATCAACACTAATAGCAGATTCTCCCACAATGTATGAATTTTTTATTAAATTGGTTTTGAACACTGGTAAAAATCTTTCTGGTATTATTTGTCCAAAAGAATTTTCGGGATCAAATGTTCCCGGAATTTCTGTGGCTGCGATAAATTCGTCGAGTGAGTATTCAACATACGCACCAGAACCGCCTAAACTAGTCTCTACTCCAACAACAGGAAAAAGTGAATAATTGTAATTTTTTGAATTATAACCTTTGCTTGTTGGTTCTATTGTTGATATATTTTCAATAATCACCTTATCATTGACACTGAATGGAAAAGTATTTGGGTCACTGAATTCTTTTGTTAAATATGCTTTTACTGTTTTTGTAATATTATTATATTGAATTGAACTTATTCCAAGTCCATTTGAATTATTAATTGCGAGAATTTTTGGCTCAACTCCATATAGACCAGTTGTATTTTTAATAATTGTTACTAGATTATTTTCAATTTCATAATCTAGTAAAATATCATTTACTATTTGATTTGTAAATCCATCTATTAATACTAAATCTGGTGAAGTATTATAATTTAACCCAGGAAAAACTACTTGGATCGAATCTATTGTTGATAATGGTTCAATTCTTAATATTGTAGGGAATTTAATTCTCGGTTTTATTGTATTGTCAATTGAATAATCATATCCAATGTCTACTATGTTAGATGAATTTATTTTTCCTATTGTATTGCTTTGTGGCAATACAATTGCGCCACTTCCGGTTAAAGATGAAATTGAAGATATAAATGGTAATCTTTCATAAGTTTTTCCACCAGAAGTTATTTTTATATCCTCTATTTCTCCGGTTTCATTTACTGAGTTTGTATAATATCTAAATGTCCCATTTTCTGGAGTATATAATTCCGCATCTGAATCAAATTGATTGTAAAAATTAAATGTGCTCGAAGTAACTCCAACTATTGTTTTTGTGCCATTCAATATATTACTCACAAAAGTAATTTTATTATTTTCTATAACTTCATCATCAATGGTATATTCACTTTTATTTTTACTAGTTGTTTTGGGGATTAAATTATACCAAATTGATGACAAAAATTCATTATCTACTGTAAATTCTATTTTTGCATCAGAAGATATACCAATGACTCCAGTCTTTATTATTTTTGCAATACCATCAGAATTAACTGGAAAATATTTGTTTGAGAAATTTTCATCGGAAAATAACTGAAAATCAAAAGCTGATGTATTTCCAACTCCAATGCCAAGAGATAATGAATTATCAGAAACATCAATTAAAACTTTTTGATTTTTTGTGATATAAATTTTTGGATTTATTTGAGATAGCGTACCAAAAGAAGATGAAATTAGTTCAATTGGGATGTAATTAATTGCATCATAATATGATTTTGCAAGTTTAATTCTATTTTTGTCATATATTATAGCATAATAAATTCCTTGATCTTCTAATCCAATAGCAGGTGAGGTTGAATTGTGAATTAATTTTTGTCCATTTTCGTAATTATGATCATTGATCGTAATTAAATTTTCATTTAAATCTATGAAAGAAAAATTTCTTGGATTTATAATTAATCTACGATGATAATCATTATATTTTACAGTAATTGTAGTTGTCAATCCACTTAAAACTTCCAATACTATAGTATCATCTACTTGAAGTGAATGTGTAGATGCAGTTGATACAGTCACAGTATTTTTGTTTATATTTCCCTTTGATACATTATTAAATTTGGTTTTAAAACTGTGATATGTCCCAGATCCAGGAGAAGTAAAATATAAAGTAGATCCAGTTTGTGATATTCCAACAAATTCACCAGTTGTTCCCAGTCCAACCTTCACTGTTGATATTCCAATAAAATTTTTTGATATCTTTGCTACATAAATCGAACTATTATCATTTAATGTAAAATTAGAGCTTAAATTATCCGTAACTGTAATTCCAATACCACCATTTGTCTGATAAACAAGTTCATCGCCAGTATTTAATTTGTGATCTTTTATGTAAATTGTTTTTTCTGGGACTATGATGGAAGTTAATCCAATTCCAGGATTTGAAAATGTGATTGTATATCCAATACCAATAACTGTACCAATACCCAAAGACTCGGATGGATTGAAGTATATTTCTCTGTTTAAGTTATATTCTCTATTATTAATATCATCGTCCAATTCGATATAAAATTTTCTTGGATTTTCATATAAAATTTCGTATGCCGAATGTGAAGATCCAACTGTAGAATTTTGTTCTCTTAAAACACGAATTCTTGATGTTGGTTTGTCAATGTTTAATACTTTTACTTCCTCACTCCCAATAGTTAAAATGTCATTTTCTCTTATATTTGGATACTCTAATAGCCCAGAAACATAAAAATATGTGGCAATTCCAGTAACAGATGTATCAGCAATACCCAAAGTTAGTATAAAATTATCGGATCTCACCCCAACATTAAATGAACCTTGTAATTGGTCGTCATAATTTGACAACGAATCAATTGTTACAAAATCACCATTAAGTAAATTATGTGGAGCGGAAGAAAAACCAATAACTCTGTTCTGGGAAAATGAAGGATAAAATTCAATGTCAGAAATAGTAATAGATGTCTGAGAAATTCCAGATATTGTTTTTCCTTTTATAAACTCAACTTTTGCTGATGCCAATTTTCCACCACTGCCTTGGTTATTAAATATTACTCTATCCCCAATTTTATAATTTTCTCCACTTGAAATAATCTTAATTGAATCTATAGTTCCTTTCGTAGTATTTTTTACTTTGGAATTTAAATCATCAGAAAATTTAAACTGCTCATATGCAGAAGTATCGTCTAAAGTATTGAAGGGTCTTGTATTTCTAATTAAATTTGAATTTTGAAAATCAAAATTATTTTGATCAATCCTAGAATCAAAATTAAAATTTATTGGTTTTGATTTATATGAATTGCCAATAACATATGGAAATTTAGGTGTTTTATCGCCAGATCCGGTCAATTCTAAAGTCATGAAGTAAGCATAAGTTCCATTTGGGAATTCTGGAGTTACACAAAATCTTCCATTATGCTCATCCAAATCCCCAGAATTTTGAAATACATAATCTTCCACAAAATATCCTTTGGGGAAAGTTTTTTTATCTGGTCTATTTGTGGAGCTATCATTTGCTACATAACCACTTTTCATTTGTCGTATTTTTTTATTTGTTGGGGAATCATATCCATATGGACCATAAATTGGATTTCCATCATATGCCCAACCTAATAATGGAGAATGATATTTTTCTGTCGCCTCATCATTATCATAATCACTTCTATATTTTATAATACCATCATCTAAATTTTGAGAAAATACTTTTTTTCTGAGTGGTCTTGGAGCATATAAGTGTGTATATTCTAGCCCATAATTTCTACTACTTCCAACAAAAACTGCACCATCATTAGCTGAAATTTTTTCTGTTTTCAATAATCTTTCAACTTTGTTTATTGTCCAAACTTGAGGAAAAAATTTAATTTCACATCCAGTACCAGGAACTAAAATATCAATCAAAGTATTTTTTTGTTCATATCCTATTCCACCATTAATTATTTTTACATCAACTATCTGCCCATTTTGAACGATTGGTGTCAGCACCGCACCAACACCAAAACCTTTTACAATTAAATCTGGTGGTGAATTATATTCTTTTCCTTTTTCATTTATGACTACATTAACAATTCTTCCGTTTGATACTATAGGAGAAATTACTGCGCCATAACCAGATTTTAGACTATATTCTGGTTGCTTGTTGTAGTTAATAATTTCTGGTGATCCATATCCAACACCACCATCATAGATAAATGTTGATACTACTTTTCCTCTGAATATTGGCTGAATTTTTGCAATCGCATCAAATTCAGATAATGTCGAGACACCAACTTTCCCGGAAATAGTAACAGTAATTGGTTCATAATCAAATATATGATTCCCAGATCCACTTGATTTGAAGTCAATATATTGTTTTGTCTTATAATAAAAATCTGCAGCAGTTGATCCAGTGCCAATAGAAGATAGCTTAAATGAAGTATTATTAATTCTAGTTGCAATATATTTTCCGGTATCTAATCCACTTATATTTGTATCTCCACCATAATAATAAATGATGTCTCCACTATTGTATGGATTTTCATATACATTTACTGTATTAATTGATGTATTGATGCCAGAAGAAGAAACTAATATTTTTTTGCTCTTATATCCAGATCCTGAATTTGTAACTATTACATCACTTATTTTTTTCTTTTTTTCAGTTGATTCTAGTCTATGATTTCCAGTTCCATATGATGTGAGATCGATGGTATTGATTCCAACTAATGAATCATTTAATGTTTTATGTAAATTAATCGTATGTCCATCTATTACTTTTACATAATACTTCGCATCAATAGATAATCCGCCAATTGATGTACCATTTCCATTATTGTAAATGACGGACTCCCCATTTCTAAACTTATGGTAAGTTGAAAATCCTATAACATTAGAAGCAAGACTAATTTTAGAATTTGATATAGTAGAGTTAAAATCTGCAAAATAATTAAAAGATGCAGTTTTTACAAGTGCAGAAGCGCCACTACCATTTCCACCTGTGATGGTAATAACTGGAGTATCAATATAATCAAATCCACTATCAATTAAATTAATTTTTTGTAATGATCCTTCAATTCCACAATAGCCACGAGCACTAGAAAGTCCAATAGAAGATGTAACTATATCCAATTCTGGTGGATCGATGACATCATAGCCATCACCAGGGGAAATCACATCTGCAGTTTTTATTGCACCATAATAAATGTAATCATCAGATTTATAGTTTAGTATTTCAACTCCATTGACTAAAATTCCAGTTGTCCCGCCAGTTGTCTCATATGATTTTCCATCATTTTCTGGTGTCTTCAGTAATTTTATAATTCTTTGTGAATCAATTTCCGATGGTAAATTATTATTCTTAGCAAACTTTGTTAGACTTATAATATTATTAGATACTGTAGTTGTACCAATTGAAACAAATTTTTCAAATCTAATGTCAGATCTACTTCTGGCTAGTTTTATATTAGTTTGGTCTTCACTTTTTATGAAATAAACTCCAGATTGAATTCCTAATGTATTGTTTGGATTCTCGTAGGAATAAATTACAGAATCTCCAGTTAAAAATCCATGAGACTTTCCCAAATTAATTGTCGTTCCGGAAAAAGTACCACCAAAAACTATTTTGTAGTCGTCTATTGTCTGCACTACATCATAATATGATGGAAGAGAAGAAGAAGCAACATATAAACTGTTAGAATTAAAATCTCTATAAACATTTAATACATCTGAAATATATTTCCCGGAATACCTGGATTGTATTTTTTTAATGTAGTATATTTTTATTATTTGCGAATTTATGCCTTCAACTAAGAACTTTTTTCCGGGTATACTGCCAGTTGCGAATGATATTTCCTTAGTTGTAGTTTTCCTTCCTTCGCTAGAATTATCAGAATATTCAATTTCTACTTGATCGCCTTTATAAATTCCATTATCATCAAATGTTTCAATTTCATAACTATAGCTATTTCCAACAATAGCAGTTATAGTAAAGGATTTTACTTCACATTTGACAGTTTTATTGAATATCCAATTATTATCTTGGAAATAATCTTTATTATATCCAAGAGTTAGTAGTTTTGCGACATCATTTTTTTCATAATATTTAGTATTAAGTGGCAAATCAATATCTTGAATGACTCCGGTAATTCTGAATTGAATTTGATTTCCATCAGAATCAAACCCATATGCATAAGTGTTTAAGGCAATGTCAGTATTAGAAGTAATAAATTCTGTTATTCCACTACATCCTAAAAACTGATTAATTGTTTTTTCATTATATGTGATGTATATTGGTCCAAATTCACCATTAACAATCAATTCGCCAGAATCCGGAAATCCTATCGTTGAATCTACAACAATATTATCAGAAGAAATTGAAGTTGATGTAGTTGTTACTGTTTTTGGGTGTATTTTAAGATCACCAAAAATAGAACCAGAAACAGTAACATCCTTATCAAAATCATAATCAAGCATTAATGTATAATATTCTCTTCCATTTTTGAAAATCTTTTGTATATCAGTTACTGTACCAAATGATTTTGATATATTGTCGTACTGATCTTGAAATACTGTTTTATTTACTATTTCTTCGACATTTCCCTGGATTTGCTCGACAACAAAGTTTCTAGTAACTCGATACTGAGCATTGGATGGTTCAATCAGATATTTTTTAGGTAGAATAACCTCAACATCTTTGCCATAGAGAACTCTAAATAGAATCTCAAATGATCGATCTGTTCCTTTTGAATTGTAGAAATCTTTTGATTGTTTTGTGAATAGATTTTGATTAATTCCAGAAAAAAGACTTCTATTATCAAATCCATGTGCAAATTGCTTCTTAATTTTTTGAAAAAATTCCTTTAAAAATAAAGAACTTAAATTTATAATTTCAGAATTTGCTGAATGCTCTTGTATTTCAGTAGAACTAAAAATAAAATCTTCTGAATTTCCAGTCGAATACTCGGAGATTCCACTGAATCCTCTAGTACATTCATTAAATGTATTAGAAGTTTTGGACTTATATAAAACAATTTCATTATTAATTTGTATAATACCATAAGTTTGTGGAAATCCATCTGTACTATCGACAGAAATAGTAGTATCAACAAAACCAATTTCTGACTTTAATTTAGTTTTTTCGACTAAATTTGATAAATTATTAACCTTTACATATTGATCAATATTTTGTAATATATCATAAGAAGAACCTTTAAGTTCTAATGATCTATAATACTCTGTAAGAAGTTCGGAAACAAGGGGATAATCTTCTCTCACAAAAAGAGGAAGTTGAGTTTCTATTATTGAACTGAGTTTAATTCTGTTCGTTTCCATTTATTATTTTCTTACTAGATTGCCATTTTGATAACTGGAAGAAATAATGTAGTTTGATCCAGAAGTATCGGATCCAGATTCAATATTATCTGGTATAGTGTTAATTTCCAACTTATTAATATCTATCTGCAAATAAAGATCTTGAATTCCGAGGACATCATTGGACTCTGGAACCGCAGAAATTTCAATGATTTGTGTTCCGCCATCATTTTTTTCAGTGGAGATAATTTTGATTGGATTCGTTGTAATTTCTCCAGTAATATAATTAACTTTACCAACAGATTTTCGAATAATTACTGGCTGAGTATCAGAATTTAAGTAAAAAAGAAATAATGATCCGGTTTTATTATCAGTATTTGGACTATCACCAAAGTAAACAACATTCGAAATTCCACTGACTTTAAATCCAGAAGATTTTATGTTGTAGCTAGTAGTATTTTTGATGTGAAATTGATTTCTAAAACAAATTTCATATTGGGCAAACTGATTGATTGAAACTTTGAGATCCCTCCTCATCTGAAGCCTTGTGATGTTTGATGTGATAGCAACATCACTATCATCAATTAATTTCTGGTACTTACTATACTTAAATCTTGCGCCATACTTGTTTAATTCTTCGGAATCTGCAAATTTTTCAATATTATTGATGATCTTGGTTTTGGTGGCATCGCTATTCAATGAAGAGTTAGTATCATAGTATACATTAGAACTCAATTCCAGATAAATGTATTTAAGATCTAAAATTTCTGGGACAATACCAGCAACAGCATATTTTCTGAGTTCGAATTTAATATTGTCTTTTATGCTATTTGACAAAAATGTGCCAAATCTTGGTTTTATGGTAATGAATACCTTACCATATTGTGGTGGTAGTAATTCTTCTCCACCAAATGCAGAAACCGATTCTGCTTCGGGATAAATTTTTGGAATTAAAGTCTCATAATCTGATGCGGTTACAGCACGATTCTGAGATGCATATGTCCTTGGCGCAAAATTTCGGATTGAATTTATAGATTCAATTGCAGATCCACCAGAAGAAGAAGCATTAGTCGTGATTAGAGAAACCGTACCATCAATTGGAGAATTATTACCATCAACGAAAATACCAGAAAAGTTAAATGAAGAAAATCCATTTCCATCTGCTCCATTTGAAATAAGATATGATACCTCAATATAATTATTTTCAACTAATTTTTCGCCAAAAACACCATCACCAAAGATTAATTCATATCTCTCATCTTCAATTTCTTGGATAAAAAATACTCTTGATTTCGATGTCACATCCAGAATACTTGATGAATTGATGAATTTTCTCGCGCTAGTATTTGATGGAGTATCTCTTACTAATACTTTTAGTGTTCTTGTATCTATTCCTCTATTTTCTAGTATATATCTTTGATTGTTGACTTCATTATTTGTAGGTGTTACTGTAAAATTATTACTTATGTAAGAACCTTCATAAATGTCAATATCATCAAATGATGCAATTCCATCAATTACAGGGACAGTTATGTCATCCAAGATGGAAAAAACAAATGAGCTTCTACCAAAACTTAAGGTATTACAAACAACACCACTTTTAATAGTAACAACTTTGACTGATGGATTTGTTACTTCAATAAAAAAACTAATATTTGCCTTTGCTGCTCGTCTTGAATATGGTACATAGCCAATATTACGAGCCAATGATACAATATTTTCACGAAGGGTGGCACTATCAATGAAAACTTCATTACTAACCATATTTGCATTATATGATGCAATATATGTGTTGTAAGCTAACATGTCAATTAAAACTGACATGTTAGAGCCTTCAAAATCATAATCAGTGAAATTTGAGTTTGATCTCAAATAATCTTTGATCGATGTTTTGATTTGATCAAAATCTAGATTTGTAAAATTAACTAATGCCATTATCGTACTGATTGTAGTGCAAATGTTAACTGCTGTGGAAGAACATCAATTCCAACAATGTAATATTTCACTGTGACATTAAACTCATAATTATCATAATTTGGTGTTACATCTACACTGATTAAATCAACTCTGGGCTCATAATTTTCAATTGTATTTTTAATTTCATCTTTTAATATTGAGGCAGATACATTATCAATGTTTTCAAAAAGGCTCTGTGAGATGTTAGAGCCAAGATTTTGATTAAAAAATCTTTCTCCTGGCAGTGTGAAAACTAAATTGCGAATTGAACGAGCGATTGCAGTCTCATTTTTAGTATCGATGAGATCATAATTTAGTGGATTTACCTGCAATGATAGGCTAATGTCCTTAAATGCTTTGCTGACTCGCTCTATTGGCATTTATTCTACAGATTCTATCTTATTTATTAACCAAAAATTGAGTTTATATTCTTACTATTTACTTGATTGTAATTTTTTGCATGAAGTTCACTCTGTACATAAGAGTCATATTCTTTTGGGGTTGCATCATCATGATTTATTTCTCTTAGCATTTTTTGTTTTTTGATTTTTTCTTCCCAGCCGTATTCACTTACTAGGTATTCTGTTCCCCACATGCTCATCATATATTTTTTGTTTTTATCGGTCATTTTTAGTTTCTCCTGATCTTTTTAAATCAGAACTTTTTATGGGGTTTCTATCCCAATTTTTTAAACGGGTTCATAAGTATCTATGCTTTCATAAAAATTTAGTAAAAACATAAAACCCAATAAAAAAGGAGTCATTACAGACTCCCAAAAAGATTAATTTCCTTGACCTCTACTTGGTTTTTTCGCACGATTCCTGCTCGTTGCAGAATATTTTGTGTGTTTCCCATTTCCCTGTCGGGACTTTTTGGGTTTGAATTCAATTTGCTCTGTACCATTCAGACTTTTAATTTTTGCCATTAAACTTCCTCCAATTCAATTTCATTTTGATCTATTTCATTATTATAAGACTTTTCTGCTAATTCGAAAAGTACTTCTGTTGCTTCTTCTTCTGTGAGATCAGTATAAATTTTTCTACCTTTGTAGAGTATGTTAATCATAATTCAACAACTTCTATGATATCCTATGGATGTTCTTGGTACTCCTTTAGTTGGTTTCTCTAGTGGTCTCCCCCAGGAACTATAAACTTTTATGTCATTGCCATCGATGGAAAGGTAATAACCTTCCCATCTTTTTACCTCATATTCCATTACAAAATTCTCTGCTTTTCATGACCTACCCGAATCCTAGGATCACACCAAATTTCAAAACCTGCCTCTTTTGCATCAAGACAGAATGAAACATCTTCACCACACATATCTTGTACTGCACCAGATTCAAAAACCTGCATCTTTGGTGCAAACCAAGGATATTCTAGATTTTCAAATACTCCATTCTTAATCAAAACCCAACCAAATCCTGTGTAATCAACTGTAAATGGCTTACGACGCTTACTAATGCTTTCTACAGTCTCATGGTTCATAACTCCACCATTCTGACGGAATTCTTCTTCTTCTAGCCAATGTGCAACTGATGTGGTACGACCATCTTCTGTGCAATACCAACCAGCAACAATCTCTTTTTCTTCTCCTTCTTCATTTACCGCAAGATCACAAAGTTGCCAGAACTTATTAGAATCGAAAACAATATCACTATCAATCCATAGTTGATAATCATAATTTAATTTCCCATCCCAAGGAATTTGTTTTGGACCACGAAGAACATTTGCACCAAGACACTTACATCGTGCAAAGTTTACCATAGATGAATAATCTTGTGAAATTTGAATGCTCATTCCATTTTGTACAAGATCAAAGCATAATTGTACAAATGATTTTAGAAATGTATAAGAACATCCCCTACCAGGAAGACAAAAAACTATACTCTTCCCTCTCATTCTTTCTTTGATCTGATCATAATCCCAGTCTTCTTTTGTTTTATTATTAACTGGTGCTTTTGCTTTTACAGTAAATCCTTTTGCCATTTATTAATTCTCCAAAGTATATGAAAATAAGTTGCAATTCAATTATAGCAGTTATATTTAGTTTATGTCAATAAGAAGAATTCAATGAAAATTCTTTATCGATTGAAACTTCCTCATACTGTATATCATCTTCATGAATTTCAGTGATCCATGTAATTTTTTGCACAAAATCCCATAACTCTTTAAATTTTTCTTTCGTTAATGAATGATAGATACATTCATTTTTTACATAGATGTGATAAACTTTATCCATAAAAAATCTTATCTACTTGCATTATATAGTATCACTAAAATAAATCCAATGGGAATTCCAATGAGCTTTGCAAATGTCTTGGGATATCTGATTACCCAACCAGCAAGCACAACTCTCCAAAAACTCCAGTATGGTGTTGGAGGTTTTATGTGATTTTTTTGGGCGGCGATTTTTTTCATGGAAATGGTTTTCGCATTTGATTTTAGCATGAGAGGTTTTATGTGATTTTTTGGGCGGCGATTTTTTTTCTTGTGGGGGTTTTTTTGATTTTTTATGTGGGCGGATTTTTTTTGTTCTTATGCGTTTAATATTCTTATGGTATGTACCTAGTTTTGTAGCCTTATGGTACCTAACTTTTTTTAACGCATGGCCCAACCCTACCATGGCATGGGCGATCAATCAACTGTCCCTGTGACACTTTCTAGACTGTCACTTTATACCTTTATACGCTTTTAATACTATAAAGAATACGGATGTACAGTTGTTTATACTGTACATCCATAAGATCCTCATTCCCAGTTGATCTTAACCCAGCCATTTTGGCGACACCAGTAAATACTAAACCCCACACCTTTCACATCCCAGGTATACCAAATTACCTCTAAATCATCCCATTGTTGTTGCAAATCGAAGCCAACTTCCACTGGCCCCAACCTACCAAACCAACGCCAATCCTGCCAGGTTTGGAAGAATTTAACTACAGAATTGTTGGTCATAATGAAGAAAAACGATGGAATTGTGGGGTAGTTTTATGTCATGCCCCAGGACAGTTAGCTACACTCAGAGGCCGTACTTTTCACGGCAGACAGGACCAATCCCTGCCGCAATCGAGTCAGGGTTTGTGAGATCACGACCGCAGCAGCTACAGCTGCCAGTCTCACGCCCATACCTAACTGCAGCGGTGAGAGGATCACTGGCAGCCTCCAAAATAACCGACTTAACATCATCAGACAAACGCGAATCCATGCGTCGCGGTGTAACTTTACCGAGATACTTTGGCTGCAGGCCATAATAACCTTCCTCAGTCTCAGTGTCAGACAGTACCCAAAGCGACTGCAGATCCTTGCTGGGCTTGATACGAATGCCGGAGAATCGCATCGTAAGGCGCTTCAAACCGCGAGCTTTTGCAGCTTTGAAAGTATCAAACAAGCGGCTAAATTGCGGCTCGCTATTGTCATCATCCGATTCTGCCTGCAGGAGATCACAGCTCAGTTTGTGCGCCCAAGCCAGCTGGCGCTCACTGAGGCCACGGTCATGTGACTGCTGCCACAGCGACTGAGCGAAGCGGCCAGGGCAGTACTGCAGCAGATCCTGAGCGGCGTCATCGCTCAGGCGCGACTCAAAGCTCACAAGCTCGCCGCGAGCGATCACAGTGAGGGTCTGAGGGTCACGCAAGGCGGCGTGACGGATCGCTTGAGCGATGGCTGCGGAGCGATCTGTTGCAGTGGCGGTTTTCATGGATTTAATCCGTGACGACTCCTACAGTATACAGCCAGCTTGGCGATTGTGCGGCAGCCAGTGTGCAGATTATCCAACTGGACACTGTTATTATTAAATGACAGGGTTAGCGTGGCTCACTTGTCATCATCGGCCTTCGTGGCCTCTCCCGGTTTCACCTATCCTAACATGCCAAGGGCGGCAGCCGTGGCCGCCCTGACATAATTGTTAATTATTATTTTTCAGCGAAAGTTTCGACCTTTGCATCATAAGATCCCATGGAGTTGTAGAATGCAATCATTCGCTTTGCCTCGGATATTGTCTTAAATTCTTGATGCTTTCTCTCGCCATTGAAGCGAGGATAAGGTGCAAAGAAAGAGATTCGGATTGTCATGAGAAGAATAGCGATGGAATTATGGGGGCTTTTAGACTCTGCCCCCAAGAGTTTAGAGTCAGGAAAGAATCATTCCCTCCTCGAATTCTTTCTCAACATACACAGAAACAGTGCCAGCTTTCCCCACAAACTTATGCACAAACCACTCAAAGTTACGCTGGAAGATACACTCTCCATCGATTCCGTGCTCGCGGATAATAGCATTTAGGCGGCTCTTTGTCGTTGCTGTCTTATGTCCGCGACTAAAGATCTCCACATAATTATCACCAACCGTGGCGATGTGGTGACCATAAAGATGCACATAAGACGAGTCATTCTCCGGAGAATAGCTAACTTTAGTGTTAGCAGATTGCCAGTTGATCTTATCGAGAATGGCTTGATTCATCTGGGCTTCGATCTTACGCATGGCTGGAAAGTTTAGTGGGATTGTTGAGAATCAGGGCAGTTTAACGGCATACCCTAGGCCGGAGAATCAGCTGCCGTAGGCTGTCTCGAATTCGCGGCGGATTCCACCCCAATAGTGATCATAAAGAGCGCTCAGGGTTTGACGCTCGCGCTGCTGCCTGTAGTGCGCCCAGCTGTAGTGTTCCACCGGACGCAGCTCGCGGATCCGCGCAGCGGCGCAGCGAAGTGCATTGTCGGCCCAGGTGTAGTTTGTCATGGCTCGGTTGCGACTGCCCCCATATCCTACAGCCCAGATCGGCAGCTGCCATGGCCACCTTGTGCCAGTGGCTAAACTGGTTTAATTTGCCGGATTGGCTCGCAGATCGGCTCTCGGTCTGCTAGAATTATGTCAACAACCAGGGGAGGCTAAGAAGGCCGATGACGATAAGTAAGCCACGCTAACCCTGCCATAAAATAATTGAATAATAAGAATTAAAAAAATCTTAAGTGTAAAGAATAAAAAAAAAGAGTTTGTGATAAAAACCACAAACTCTTAAGTGTAAAGAATGTCAGCAAGTGTAGGTTCCGACAACTACACTCTGGCAAGATTCTTTAATCTTAACAAGCAAGCCACCGAATGCGTGCCAGTTGTAGATTCCCTGCCAACCTTTCACCAGAAGATCGCCAGCATGGATTCGCATAAAGTCGCTGAGAGAATAGATCTCACCTTTGTAGGTGAAGAACATCGAGCACTCAAACTCTTCATCGTTCAAGTAATCAAACTGTTTCCGCAGTTCTTGATAGTTTGCAGTCGGTAGCTCGAAAGCGCTGATCAGCTCGCGTGGCTGGTTGTTGGTTGTGATCTGCATGGGATGAATCCCTGACGACACCCATACAGTAACCGACTGGAATCGGCCTGTCAAGCACTCAGCGCCATTCGACCCATAAGAATACGAAATACGAAAAAATTAAACGATAAAAAATTCTTATCGTAAAATTCCTGGAGAAGCCCACCAAACCGGCATCCAGCCTACTAGACTATGGGTACAAGAGAAGAGGAGAGCAAGAAGCTCGATGACGATCAGTCAGCCACGCTAACCCTGCCATAAAATAATTGAATAATAAGAATAAAAAAAGGATCATTAAGATCCTTGTTATTTCTTATGCAAATACTTGTGCTTTTGCTTTTGTAAGATTATTGAATTTACCTTGATAAAATTCATAAACATTTACAATCCTACCATCAAGTTGAACGCTCCAATCGAGTGCTTCTTGATAGGCATCTTCAAGATCAATGAAGAAAAGTGCATCTTCCTGGACATAATCTTCACCAGTGGGAAGAACAGCGAACATTGGATCAGTTTCGAACTACATTGATACAATAACAGTCAGGATCGGCATTGTCCATGGGGTCTTGTGCCAGACAGTGATCTGACTGGCTGGCTGCGCTGGCCAGATTCTGTGCTAGACTATGGTCACAAGAGAAGAGACAGGCCACGAAGGCCGATGACGATAAGTAAGCCACAAACATCCTGCCATAAAATAATTAAATCATAAGAATCAAAAAAAAAACGAAAAACGAAATTAAAAAAACGATTTTTTACAAAAATTCAAAAAATGTAGAGGAGCTTGTGATACTCTCACACAGGCTCCTGATACTATCAGAGGCTAAACATCTCCAGGAAAAGATCACCGAGATCTCGATCTTTATTGCATTGGTCGATCATATTCCGAGCTTCAATCAGCTCTGCCTGCTGCATCTTAAGCTTCAGGATTTGATCACCAATATAATGAAGCTCATTGTTAATTTGAACACGATCCATGTCATTGACTGCAGTCACAGTGTGCTGGACTCCGTTGATAGTGATGGTCTTGTCAGTGATGATGGCCATGGGGCTCTCTGTGGTTGACTCTGTAATTATAGCAGCTTGTGGGGGTTTCTGGAGGCTTCTGGCGAGGGTTTGATCCGGTTCTAGGATTGGCACAAGATCTTGGAAGAATACGAAAAAACGAAAAAAATAATAAAAAAAGGGAGAGATTTCTCTCTCCCTGTGTGAGCCTGTCAGCGTAGGATACGGTAACGAACATCAACGAATGACTGAACCTGATGTGATTTGAAGTGCCAGATTTGGTGATTTGTATCAACAAAAGTCCAATACATTTCTTTAGTTTTGATGTCGTATGTTTGAGTAAGATGCATCAGAGAAGGCCCTCCTTCACGAGACGATCATAAAGAACAGCAGCAAGTGCACCACAATGAGGACAAGCTTTTGCGTACTTGATCTTAGACTTCAGGCTGTACTTTTGTGGTGTATTATGATGCTTACTGTAGATAAACTTGTAGCGATGAACAGAAGAAATCAGAGTCAAAAGTTGGCGCTTTTCAAGATCTTCTCCAGCCATCTTGTAGATGGGAATAAAATAACGATAGTCTCCGATCGCATTGCAGCGATTCAGACGATCGACGATCAGTTTAGCGCCACCGCCTCCGAAGTACGGTGTCAGCTCCACCATCAGGAAGGCCGAGAACGGCGCGAGAGCGTTGCTGGTGGCCTTGGTAGACTGTTGGGCCTGCTGAGCCTGGACAGCTGCCAGAGCCTCTTGTAGCGTGGTCAGAGACTCTGCTACAGTGGCGAGTTGAGCGGTGATGACTTGAAGGTCAGTGTTCATTTGGGGTAATTCCCTTCGACTCCCATAAGATAATCCAGATTTGAGAGTGATCCAGCCACCTTGTGCCAGTGATTCAACTGGTTGCCGAGGTCACAGCTGGCTCTGCTGGCTGCTAGAATTATGACAACAACCAGGGGAGGCTAAGAAGGCCAATGACGATAAGTAAGCCACAAACATCCTGCAATGAAATAATAAAAAAATAATAATAAAAAAGGGAGCAATTATGCTCCCATAAGAATCAGCGAATCATGCAGTATTCTGAGCCAATTCTTTCTTCACATCGGCCAGTCCTAACTCCTCGCTCTTTCATAAGTTTAATTTCGGCATTCAGTGCCGGACAGATAACAGCAACAGTTCTGCGACCTTTGCATAAGATAGCAGTGCCATTATCTGTTTTGATCTTAGTCTCACCCGATTGTTTGATAAGATCAATCAAGATCTGTTGATCCGTTTCAAGTTCAGCCTTAAGCTGTTCAATTTGAGCCTTCTTGGCTTTAATGTCAGAGACGAGAGTGCTGATGGTAGGCATGGTGTCGTTTTGGGGTGACTTGATTAGTGTAGCATGGGAGGACTCAGCTGTCCAGGCTGATGGCTCTCAGCTCAGTCTCCAGGAAACGGATCAGCTCACCAGTCTCATAATTAGCGATCCGCTCATAAGTGTTCTGCGATCCGTTGGCGCGAATCGAGTCCCAGTAGCGATGTAGCGCCAACAGCGCGAGCTTAGCGTCTCTGGCGTCAAGTGTGATGGTCATGGGCTCTGTCCGGTTGACTTCATTATGATACATCAAGATCTCATGGCTGTCATGTGGGTTTCGTGCCAGTTCCAGAACTGGCTGAAACTGCCACAGTGGAGAGTATGCCGTTGCTAGACTGTGGTCACAAGAGAAAAGGAGAGCAAGAAGCTCAGTGACGATAAGTAAGCCACAAACATCCTGCAATGAAATAATAAAAAAAATAATAATAAAAAAGGGAGCAATTATGCTCCCAAGTGTTCAAATATTGCGGAAGAAGTAGCCATCTTCTTCCCAGTATTTATAACGCAGTGCACTGTCCCATGTTGCTTGATAATCGATTGAAATCCAACTAGGAATCTGATAATCTCCAAATTCGGAGATCATTTCCTCAGTAAAATGTGCCTCACTGTCATATTCTCCGACATAAGCTTCTTTAAAATCGTTGAAGTTTTCAAAATCTCGGTAATAAATCTCCAAGGCTTCTTGAGGATAATTGGCACACAATTCCATAAATTGTTCCTGATGTTCTTCGTCTACAAACTCTAGATCTGTGTCTACATCTTCCTCTTGATTATTCCATTCTGGTTGCTTGGCTGCGATCAATTCTTCATAGAAAGCAGTGTAGGCAGCTTTCCCATTATCACGCACATAGCCACACGCGAGCACGATATCAGTGCGCGTGGCGTTCTGCGCCTGCAGCTCGGAGACTTTTGTCAGGAGGTCGGATCCGGTGAGAGGAGTCATGAAGCGTTTCCTTTAGGACATTCATAGTATTGCACCAAAATCCACAGTGATCCAGCTACCTTGTACCAGTTGTCAAACTGGTTTTCTCGACTCCCAATCGCCATAAAATCTGCTAGACTACTAACAACAAGAGAAGAAGAGAGCAAGAAGCTCAGTGATGAATAGTAAGACACACTAATCCTGTCACAAAATAATTGAATAGTAATAAAAAAAAGGATCATATGATCCTCAGAAAGGAAGCAAGAGTGCAAAGAAGGTGAAAGAAAGGGTGAATACAATCACCCCGAAACTGGTGAAGTTCATTCAGTAATCCTCATCAGAATTGATGTACTCATCGAAGTCAAATGATTGCTCTTCG